AAATAAAGCAAACCCAAATGGTACAGGCATAGCGCAGGGTACAACTGCTGCTAATGCAGGTAAACTATATCAAGTTACAAGTCAGCGCGATTTGGTAACATTATATGGTACTCCATTCTTCTATACATCAACAGACGGTACACCGCTTCAAGGTTATGAATTAAATGAATATGGCCTATTAGCAGCATATTCAGCATTGGGTGTCACTAACCGTGCTTATGTATTAAGAGCAGATATCGATCTAGCAAGCCTAGTAGGTTCAACAGGTCGCCCAACTGGTAATCCAGATGATGGAGCTTGGTGGTTAGATACAACAACTTCAACTTGGGGTATATACGAATTTAATGCTACTACTGGTGAATTCACTTTAGAGCTACCTATCGTTATCACAGAAGCAGGTGATATGTCAGGTGGTTTACCACTAGGTTCAATTGGTAACATCGGTGATTATGCTGTATATGCTAATCCAATAGATGCTGCACCAACTGCATCAACAGCAAAACAATTTTTCTTAAAAGCACCTAATAATACTTGGGTACCACTAGGTACATCAGCATATTACGCAGCAGTTCCAACTGTTGTAGCAAGTAATTCAAACCCAACATTAACTGCAGGTAACACTTTCACATTGACGATCGGTTCATCAACTGCATCAATAACTGTTCCTGTAGCTCCAAACAACAATGTAGCAGGAGTTGCATCAGCAATTAATGGATTAGGTTGGGCATACTTAGGAGCAAGCGTAAATTCAGCAGGCAGACTACAATTGTTTGTTAAGGCTCCTGGTTTAGAAGCACCAACTAGCTTTGCTCCAGACTTCAATGTGGTAGTAGGAGCAGGTACAGGCACTGTGCTTGCAGATGTAGGTATAGCAGCAGGTACATATTATCAGCCAGCAATTTCTTACGGCACAGCAGCAGAACAGCCACTATGGCAAGCAGGTCAGGCTGTACCAAGACCAACTGGTTCAGTATGGATCAAGGTTGGTTCAGCAGGCAACGGTCTAGTTCCAGTTGTTTCACAATGGAGCGAAGCTGCAGCCGTATGGGTACCAAAAACTGTAACACTAGCACACAGCGACTGGACTGCAACATCAAGTTTAGACGCTTCAGGTGGTCAAGCAATTCCTGCTAACACAGTATACGGTCAATTCTCATATGATAACATCTATCCAGCTGGTCCTGTATATCTATGGAAGAGAATTGCAGCAGGTCCAACTATCGTAACAGGTACTAATAACAATCCTAGCTTCACAGCAGGTCCATACACACTAAATGTGCAGACATCTGTTCCTGGTAGCTCATCACTATCATCAGCATATCAAGTGATAGTTCCTGATAATGCTACAGCAACAGACTTTGTAACAGCATGGGCTGCGGCTGGTATTACATATACAGAAGCAAGCGTAACTAGCTCAGGTGCTATTCAGTTAGTACACACAGAAGGCGGTGAAATATTAATAAGTGATTATACAGCAGCCGGTGTGTCAAACGGATGCCTAGCAGAAGCTGGTTTTGTAGCAGGTGCAACAGATGGTGTCAAATTAGGTACGGCAATCACAACTATATTCACACCAACACAGACTTCAAGTTCAGGTCCAGGTGTTAACTTGTCATTGAATGTTGCTTCTTGGTTTGGCAATTATTACTTGGTTTCAACAAGTAGTTTCGTGAATGCAGGCACAGGTTATGCAGTAGGTGATACAGTGACATTTGCTGGTACGCAATTCGGTGGAGCAACTCCTGCTAACGACTTAGTTATAGAAGTAACAAGCACAGGCGTAGGCGGTGCAGTTACAGGTGTAACTCTTGTAAGCGGCACTGCTCCTGCACTTTACGGCGCACAGTTAAGTAACTGGGTAGACTTTGAATACACAGCAAACGAAGGTGCACCAACTGATATTCCAGCAGACATGACTAACTGGTTCTACAGCACAGTAGATCAAGTAGATATCATGGTCAAGTATAACGGTGCATGGAGAGGCTATAAGAATGTCGGTTACGACAGCAATGGTTTCCCAACCCCATCCATCGCTAATGCAACAGATCCAAACGGTCCAATCATAAGCGCAAGCGAACCAACTAAACAAAGTGATGGTACAGCACTTGTATATGGCGATCTATGGATCAGCACAGAGGATCTTGAAAATTATCCTGTGATCTATCGCTGGCAGTCAAGAAACGGTGAAGATCAATGGGTGTTGTTAGATACTACTGATCAAGTAAGCGCAACTGGTGTATTGTTTGCTGATGCACGTTGGTCAAATTCAGGTGCAGTAAATCCTGTAAATGACCCAATTCCAGCAATCACTACATTGTTAACTAGCAATTATATTGATCTAGACTGCCCAAATCAGTCATTGTATCCAACTGGTATGCTATTGTTTAACACTCGTCGTTCAGGATATAATGTAAAACAATTTAGAACAAATTATTTTACTAAGAACAATTATCCAAATGCCGGTAACTACAATCCAGGTAGCCCAACTAATGTCAGCAACTTGCCATTAGTAAGTTATACTTGGGTATCAGCAAGCGGATTGCAATCAAACGGCAAGGCATTCATGGGTCGCAAGGCTCAGAGAGCAATGGTTGTAGCAGCAATGCGTTCAGTAATCGATACTAACTTAGGATTGCGTGATGAAGATAACTTCTTCAACTTACAGGCATGCCCAAATTATCCTGAACTACAACCTAACATGGTCGTTCTCAACAGTGATCGCGGCGAAACATCATATATTCTAGGCGACACTCCAATGGGACTACCAGATGATGCAACAGCAATTCAAGCATGGGCAACTAATGCTGCTGGTGCAACAAGCACAGGTGAAGATGGTTGTGTAACACGCAACACTTATCTTGGCTTGTTCTACCCAAGCGGTATCGCTCCAGACTTAAGCGGTAACTTAGTTGCTGTACCAGCAAGCCACATGATGTTACGCACATTCTTGCGTAATGACACAGTTGCTTATCCTTGGTTAGCAGCAGCAGGTACTCGTCGTGGTATCATCGACAATGCTACAAGCATTGGTTACATTGACAGAGACACAGGTGAGTTCCAAGTAATTAAGACAAGACTTGGCATACGCGATGTTCTTTATGTCAACTTCATCAACCCACTAGTGTTCTTCACTGGTAACGGCTTGTTGAACTATGGTAACAAGACATCATTCAATAGTCAAAGTGCGCTGGATCGTACAAATGTCGCAAGACTAGTTGCTTACATCCGTCGTCAATTGACATTAGCAGCAAGACCATTCGTCTTTGAACCTAACGATGCATTGACTCGTTCAGAAATAGCAGGCGTCGTAGAATCATTGATGGTTGATCTAGTTGCTAAGAGAGGAATCTATGACTACTTGGTAGTCTGTGATGAATCAAATAACACACCAGCAAGAATAGATCGCAATGAATTGTGGGTAGATGTTGCAGTTGAGCCTGTCAAGGCTGCTGAATTCATTTATATCCCAGTTCGCATCTTAAACACTGGTGAGTTATCGCAATAATAGAAAATTTAGAGAGCCCGAAAGGGCTCTCTGAGACTTGATAAATAAAGTATATTAGGAGATATTAAAATGGCAACAGCCTCACAATCATTGTTCAACATGACAGTAGCATCTGATAACGCTGGGGGTAATCAGGGCCTGTTGATGCCTAAGCTGCAATATCGTTTCAGAGTTAACTTCTTGAACTTTGGTGTTGACGCTCAAGGGGGATTAAGCCTAACTAAGCAAGTAATAGAATGTGCAAGACCGCAAGTGCAGTTCACAGAAATTACACTACCAGTTTACAATTCTACATTATATCTAGCAGGCAAACATGCATGGCAACCATTGTCACTAACAGTTAGAGACGATGCTTCTGGCACAGTAGCAAGAGCAGTTGGTCAGCAACTACAAAAGCAATTAGACTTTGTAGAACAAGCATCAGCAGCAACTGGTCAAGATTACAAGTTCCAAACTAACATCGAAATTCTTGATGGTGGTAATGGCGCCGTAGCACCAATCGTTCTAGAAACTTGGGAGCTATATGGCTGCTTCTTACAACAAGCAAATTATCAGACTTTAAACTATGCTAACAGCGATGTTGTAAGCATTCAGTTAACAATGCGCTATGACAATGCTATCCAGGCTCCATTAGCTTCAGGCGTTGGTGCAAGCATTGGCAGAATTTTAGGTGGAGAATCGGTAACTGGTATCGGCTCAACAAACGGCTAATAAATAAGTCGTCATGTCGGGTTTTTTCCAGAATCTTCTTAAAGACGCTGCCGGATCATTCTTCGGCAGCGATTACCTTAGAGATTACACACACGCAAGTAAAACTTTTCGTCCTAATGCGTATCAAAACGCACCTAAGTTAAAATTCTTATTTCACGTTTATTTCAAAATAAACGCTGAAGCATATCAAAGCAGTCAACAAAATTTCGGTATTTTAGTAAAAGATGTAAAACTTCCTGGTTTTACAATGAGAACCCATCAACTAAATCAGTACAATAGAAAAAGAATAGTACAAACTAAAATACAATATGATCCAGTAACAATTAATTTTCATGATGATAACGGTAATGCCGTTACTACTTTATGGAGAAATTACTACAAATATTATTTTGCTGATGGTGCAAAAATAAGTGAGTTTGGTGGTCAACCTCCTGCTGACGCAAGCCAAGGTGCTAGCGAAGCATATGGATCAAGCACAGATCAAAATGATTACAAAGTAAAAAATTTATATAAACCTAGTATATCAGGCAATACAGACTGGGGCTATGTAGGTGAGACAAGTAATATGCCGGGCGAGACAGGTCAAATAACAGGAAGCGGTCTAGGTAAAAAACCATTTTTCGACAGCATCACGATTTATGGATTCCATCAAAAAAATTACATAGCGTATACTTTAGTTAATCCTATTATTACTAACTTTTCACATGACACATATAACTATGCAGAAAGTTCAGGTATTATGCAAAATAGTATGACACTAGATTATGAATATGTGTTATATGGTAATGATGCATTAGATGGAAAAAATCCTGGTGAAAAAGTATTCTTGTTTGGTGATGAAGCAAACTATGATAGAACAGAAAGTCCAATAGCCAAGCCTGGTGCTAACTCTACTATTTTAGGTCAAGGTGGATTAGTTGATGCGGCGACAGGTGCTTTAGATGATCTAGCAAAAGGAAACTTATTAGGGGCTGTCAAAAAAGCAGGAACTGCCTATAATACTTTTAAAAATAAAGACATTAAATCAGTTGCAAAAACAGAATTACTAGGCATGCTACAAAATAGTTTACAAAATACTCCTAATACTAGAAACACAAGATTTGATATTCCAGTAGCAGGTTCAAGTCCAGGACCGTTAGGCACAGCAGGTAGTCCTACTATAAATGCCAAGTCTGCACCACCGTCAATTGATGACTTAACAGGTGTAACACCTACTGGAAGAATTACAGCACAACCTAGACCTGCAGGCGGACAAGTTACAAATGGTAATGGGGGAGGATAATGCCTACTATATTTGATCAAAGATCGCAACTAGATCAGACTGTAAAAATATTTGATAATTTTTACTCAGAAAAGTTAGTAATTAACAGTAGTGAATTTGATATTGTCTATGGTTATTTTACGCAAACATGTGCTAATAAAAAAATAGCAGGACAATTCACGACCTTTTTATTTAGGATAGCACAAACATCAGGGTTCAGTGCATTAGATTTATTAGACATCGTAAAAGGATCACCTAATAAATTACAAATGAATAAACTCATTTGTTACTATTTGAACACCTTCAAATCAAAAAGTTCACTATACGGTACTGGTATTATCCCTATTCCTAATCAACCTACTGCAAGAAATGTAGTTCAATAAAATGGCTAAATTTGCCCAAGGTGTATTCGCACCTAAAAATCCCGCTAAGTATGTAGGTAAACATAAGCCTAGATATCGTAGTGGTTGGGAATTAACATTTATGATGTTTTGTGACTCAAACAACAATGTAATCAGCTGGGCTAGTGAAGCATTGGCAATACCCTATCGTCATCCCTTGACCGGTAAAGTCACACAGTATATACCTGATTTTTTTGTCTTGTATGAAGATAAGTTCGGAAGAAAAAAAGCAGAAATAGTTGAAATTAAACCTAAAAAACAAAGTTTGATAGAGAGTAGGGTTGCTAGTGCTAAAGATAAAATGATAGTTGCTATCAATCATGCAAAATGGGCAGCAGCACAAGCATACTGCAAACAGCAGGGTTTAGTCTTTAGAGTAATCACTGAAGATGACCTATATATGAATGGGCGCAAAAAATAATTCTAGCCCAATCTGTATAAGCAAATAAATACCATATGACAAAAAAACTTGAAGAGTTGTTTGAACTATCCTCATCTGAGGTAGAACAATTAAGCACTCCTATTCCGGATACTGCGCAAGAGGTGACGACTCAAGCACTTAGTAACCTAGAAAAAATCGAAACTGCATTACCCATAGTTAGGGGTCTTGAAGTCGCAGATATTGAGATGGACGATTTAGCTAATCTAGCCCAAAATAGCTATAAAGATTTGATGGATTTGGGTATGCAAGTTGATAGTCGCTATAGTAGCGAGATATTCAATGTAGCTGGTACTATGCTAGGTCATGCCATCACAGCTAAAACAGCTAAAATAAATAAAAAACTAAAGATGATTGAGTTGCAATTAAAGAAAGCAACAGTAGACCAAAAGGTTTCTGCTAAAGAAGAACAAATTCAGTCTGTACCTTTAGGCGAGGGCAAGGCTTTAGATCGTAATGAGATACTAAAGGTCCTTCTCGACAAAAAGACGGATAAATGATAAATATTAGATACGGGAATATACAGATATGAAAAGCCTAAAACAATACATTGCTGAAAGCGTACATCTATATGATGTCACTATTAAGATAGCAGGTGAAGTTGACAAGAACTTTTTAGACTTGTTTATATACAATCTAAAGAAGTTTGAACCAGTGGGTAATATAACACCTAAATCATTACCTATTCAAAAAGACCCATATGGTTTTCCTGGATTACACAACGAGCCTGTAACATTATTAAAATGCAAATTTCGCTACCCATGCACTGAACCAATGGTTCAGCAATTAGCACAGTTGTTGGGATACAATGTTAACTATGTCAGATTAGTACCAACTAACTATGATGATAGCATTAATACAGAACAAGATCAATATGCTAACCAAATGAAGGATAGTCCAGTACTTACACATGCTGAAATGGAAGACGCAGGTGATATCGCTAAAAAAGCCAGCAAAGATTATGGTAACTCATATCTTGACAGCATCAAAGAACAGTCAAAAGATTCAAAAATAGATATTCCATATGCTGCTAAAGAAACTAAGGATGCATTCGATCCATTCAAGCCATACTTGGATGATAAAAAGATGGGTGATAAAAGCCCAATGACAAATATCAAGCGCCCAGCTAAGCCAAAAACTGGCGCAATGATGTAAGGGGATTATAAAATGGATTTCAAAAAATTTCTATCAATGATGTCAGAAGCAGAATCAACTGCTGAAAAAGACAAACATGCTGAAGAAGCAGGTGAAGAAGTAACTAAAGACATCGAATATGATGACAAGAAAGATGAAGATAAAAAGAAATCATTAAAAGATTGGTTTGAAATTGTTAATAAGAATATGCTAGCAGAAGCAGAGCAAATCCAAATGG